TGGATGTTCTCCTTCTTTTGCGACAGCAAGTATGCCATCTATTGCCTCTTGACCTTTTTGTATTAAATCGTAATACGCCTCTCTAGAATAATCATGGTCGTTATCTACATCTGTATCTTTATCATCTTTTCTTACGACAGCAGGTGGCTTAGATTCTGGTTTAGAATCTTCAGTTTCTACTCCTAAATATTTGTTTATTATATCATCTGTTGCCATATTACTATTTATCTTTTTTTAGTAAAATCAGGCATACCTGGACCCAATCTTTTATCCCATTTATCATCTGTTACTTTTTTTGTTTCTCTATAATGTAAAAAAACTTGACTACAAAATTTATCAGTCAGAGGTTCTCTCCAATGTTCACATTCAGTTCCTAAGTATAACATACAATCACCAGGTTCTAATAAAACTTCTACGCCCTTATCACCAGTAGAAATGTATTTACTAACACCTTTTACCTTTTTAAATTCACCATGTTCTGGATTGGGGTCTATGTAAATAGGCCATGGGTCACCACCTAAATTTAATGTGCCTGATATTTCACATGCACTTCTATCCTTGTGTCTTTTTAATTCATGTCTTATTCTATAATTTCTAGCATAAGAATACATTTCAGTTAATTCTAATTCTGTTTCTTTTTCAATTCTGGGTTTTAAATGTGTTAGCATATTATCAAACAAAAGGTCACCATATGTACAGTATGCACCTTCGCATTGTGGGTCATTAAAAAATCCATAAGTTGAAGAAAAAGGATTTATCATTCTATTTTCTAAAAGAGTAATACAACCCTTTTCTTTATTTACCATATAATCATAATAAATTTTTACTACTTCTTCTGATAATATTTTTCTAATTACTATATATTTTTTATCATGTAAACTCATTTCCAATTTTCTCCTAATGTCCACATCACTAAAGAATATCTTTTACCTGATGTTATTGGTTCTACTTTATGCCATAAAAAACTAGGAAATATAACAATAGAACCTTGTTGTTTAAATTCTGGTGGCGGACTCATCACACTATCAGAGTTTACACCATCTAAACCTCTTAAATTAAATCTTAAATCTCCACCCACATAATTTTCTGGTTTTGATAACTGCACAATCATAGATAATTTTCTCTGCATATTTTTTAAATCCATTGGATTTTTTATGCTGTCATTATGCCAATTATAATGACCTCTAGGTTCATATTCTGTAAATTGAACATCTTCTTGATGAGATAAATTAAATCCCCAAGATTTATTTGCATACTGAACAATACTATCTAACTGTTGTTTTAACCACATATCTTTAATAAAAACAATTTTTGAGCTTCTAATTTTTTCTGTATGTTCTTTTTTTTCTTCATCAGATAGCATATTTTTACTACCTACCGTTTTTGCATTTGTGGGATTTAAAGATTTGCCGTATTTGATAATTTCTTCACATTCATGAGCAGGTATTGCTCTAGATAAATGATAAAAATAAGTATCTAATAACATAATATAATCACCTGTTAATTATATAAAAATATTTATAAAGTTTATCCTTTCGGATATTTATCTTTAACAGCCTTGATAGTAGTTTTCCAACCATCTATGCCGTTATGATATAAGTCATCTAATTGGTCTTCTAGTGTAGGATATTCTTCTGCTCTTTGTCTTCTATAATTTTTAGCGTTATGAGCATTTACTAATTCAGTTAATTTTGCATTTACTTCACTTTCAGTTGGCGCTGAATTTTCTGAATCATTCCAAACTAAAGTTGAAAAGTCACCACTATCTCTTAACATAAAAGTTGAATTAGGTTTTAGTGCCTTAATAGCATCCACTAATTCTGGTGTATGGTCTTCATGTTCTGCAAATTTTATTGTCATATTATGTACTAATTGTTGTATTAGCCCCCAATAATTCTATTACATGTAAGTAAATAGGCGCTCTAGAATGTGATACATTTGAATCATTATTATCATTTGTACTTCTACCTAGATACCAGTTACCTTCTGATTCTGCCTCAATTTGAAGTCTATATGTTAATGCACTTGTTGAGTTAGGTGATAATATACAAGACCCAGCAAATACTGTTGAGTGGTTGTTATCACCAGGTCCTTTACATTTAAATGAAGACCTTTCTCTACTACCACCAGCGTCACCTATACCGACAGCAGTACCGTTTTCTGTAAATCTAAATGCAATGGTATTATTATTTGAAGCGCAAGTACCAGTTGCAATAAGTAATATTTTATTAGCAGTAGCGGCTGGTGTAATTGCGGCTTCTAAACCTGTGTTTTGAAATGCACCTGAACCTGAAGATGAAGCTGTAATTTCATCTGAAGAAATTTTAACTACTGTAGCAGAAATACCTGTTAGTGAAGAACCATCAATAGCAGGTAATGTACCTGTTAAGTTGGCTGCTGGTAAGGCTGAAAATGAAAAATCTGACATAGTTTATTTAACTCCCTGGTTTAGTTGGCATATCTATATCAGGAAATCCAGATTGTGCTGGTAAATCCCTTAATGATTGTCTGTAAGTTGCCCATTCTGTTTTCTTACTATCTGATAATGGACTATCACCAAACTGTGTCCAATCAGATTCCTTTAATAACATATCTCTATATTCTCTTTTATCAGATGTTTTTTGTTCTGTAGTTCTAAAATCTTTGTATACAAATGTATCACCTACATATGCATTAGCATTATCTTGAATTGCTTTTCTCCATACTTCATCAGTTACTTCTTTATTTGGTGTAGGTATAGTATCATGAACATCATCACTAAACCAACCTAATACTTTTTCTCCGTCTAAATGTGCAAATTTTGCCATATTAATTACCTACTGCCATATACATAACACCCTGTGAAGCACCTGATACATTATGTGCTGTAAAGTTTGCTTGAGAAGTTGTTGGAAATGCTGAATGATGTGTACCAGATGTATTTACAGTCCAACAAGCAACGACCTTCCAACACGCCGTAGGAAATGAAAGTGGAAAAGTTATAGTTGTTGCACCACCATTTGCTACACTACCTGCACCTCCCCATTGTATTATTACACCATTATTTAATGTTACATATCCTTCAGCAGCTGCTGACAACGCTGTGTGTATGGCAACACCTGTTAAACTTGCGCCACTAATTGCTGGTAAAGCACCACTTAATAAAGATGATGAAACATTACCAGTTAATGAACCAGCAGGTAATGTACCTGATATGGTCATATTACCACTAGGGTCTAAAGTAAACTTATCTGAACCTGCAATTTTAACATGAATGGTATCATCCGTATCAGCAGTAATACTAGTATCACCGTCGGCGTCTAGAATTAATTCTGTGCCTGAAAAATCGTTATATCTTGCTAAATCTCTTGCTCTTGTCATAGTACTATTTATACATCTGTATCTGTGTCTGGGTTATATTTTTTAGAATCTTCAAAAAATTCTATATCTGTTGTAAACCCAAAATCATCATCAGCGTCAGCACTTGTAGGATTAGGGGTTGTAGTAACTCTTTCTGTTCTTGCCTTATTTGTGGTATCTGTATCATCATACATATCAACCTGTACAGTTTTAATTGTTTTACTAGTAGCGTCAGGACCAAATAGATAAGTCTTAGCAGTAAAGTTTAAAGTATAAATAACTGCTCTTCTTGTTGTATACCCACCATCATAAGTATCTGAATAATTAACACTATTTAACACAATAGGTACATCTCTTTTAATATTTAACTCTGGTATTGCATTTATTGTAACTGTATAATCTGGTTGAAAAAATGGTAGTATTTGTTCTACTATTTGAAGACCTGCTTCTGCACTTGCTGTAAATGAATATAAAGAAAAACTTAAATTATACGGCACAGGTGTATAATTAAAGTTCATCACTTTGCCATCAATGTTAGATTTTACAGTTTTATATTTTTGTATTCTTGTAAGTTTTCTTTCACTATCATATGAAAGACCTGTTATCTCAAAAGATAACCTAGGCAAAGTAACTGCAAATTGTCTATCATTTAAATTAGGTTGTTGGTCTAGTCTTGTAAGAAACTTTTCTTTAGGTGCATACGCTAAAGGCACTTTAATAGATTGCACTACATTACCATTTGAATCTTTTCTTTTAATTTGTATATTATTAAATATCTGACCAAATGCAATAGTCATTTTTCTTAAAGTCTGATTGTAAAAATAA